AATATACTTTGGGGGGGTATACCTAAAAAAAAAAAAAAAAAAAAAAAAAAAAAAAAAAAAAAAAAAACTAGAAAATAAAAAAAAAAAATCTTGGAGATGGGGGGTTTCAGTTCTGGCAAGCACTGGGGAGTATTCGGGAGTACTCGGGAGTTTTGGGGAGTATTAGATTAAATCGGCGTGGGGTGGGTGTGTGGGTGTGGGTGGTGGGTATGTTGCGCCCCGCCCGGGTTGTGCGTTTCACGGTGAAAAAATGCCCCGTTACGGTGATATTTTCCCGGCAAAATCCCCATTCCGCCCGTCCGCCCGGAAAATCCCACCCCGCCCCGTCGTGCTGCTCTCTTCCCCCCAGCCACCGGGTTGACTTCCGCCCGGACAAAATAAAAGCCCCGGAAGAATACCCCGGGGCTCGGTTTTGGGTTGTTGACTAGATGTCTAACGTTGCCAGTGCTTTGACTTGCTCAAACCGCTGTTGTAACTTTTCCAAAATGGTGGCTTGTTGCTCAGGGCTTGCGTTGTGCCAGAAAGTGCGGATAATAACCTCTGGTGTTGCACCCCGCACCGGCTCAAAGTCCTTAACCCGGTAACCCTGGCCTTTAAGTACCTCAAAGATAAAGTCCTTAAATGCTTTGTTGCTACTCTGCGGGGCTCGTCCACTTCCTAACTTCCCGGAAAGCAAATCCTCAAGCGCCCGGGCAATGAGCTCCCCTTTCGGCGTGTCGGAATCTTTGGCCTGACTATTGACTCTGTCATTTAATTTCCGGCACCCATAAGAAAGAAGCACCGCCAGACTTTCTTCCGGAATATCAGCAATCTTGATTGTCTTTTCAATCCCCGCCCCGGCAAAATTAAAAGTCAATTCACCATTGAGAAGCTCAAAAATTTTGTTTGCGTCTGTCATTGTTTTAACTCCTATCAAATTAAATATTCATTGTTTCCATTTATCAAACGGACTTCCGCCCTTTTGATAACCTTATTATATACTCGAAAATTTGAAAGTCAAGCACTTTTTGCACCCCGGGAGCACTTTTTCACCATAAATCTCATCACAAAATATTACAAAATGTTACAAATTCCCAGCCCTTTTTGCCCTGGAAAGCCTCCCCACCCGCCCCCTTTCGCGCGCGCCTCACAGGGGGTATTGCACTCCAGGAAAATGTGAAAAGAAAACCTGAGCCGTCTCAATTCCCAAAGCAAGAATTTCAACCAGCCCCAAGTCAATAATACCTGCTAAAGTGGACTTCCTACTTCCCGCCCCTTGACAGCCCCGGCGCCCCGGCCTTATAATGGAAGAAAATAAAGAATTCAACCCTCCTCTGAAAGGAAATCACAATGTCTGAATTTAAAACAAAGGGCAGGAAACTCTCCGCCCTGGAACTCGAAATCCTAGGCCCCATTGAACCCCAAGACCTCATTGCCCGGGAAGAAGGTGGTCTGCCAACCTCCGAGGCCCCTACCATCGCGAAGCTCCGAGGCATCCACCACGAGATTGCCCAGCTCCTTGCCCAAGGCCTCTCGGAGACCGAGGTCAGTGCGATTACCTCCTATTCCCTCTCCAGGATATCCATACTCAAGAGGGACCCCTCGTTTAAAGACCTGGTGGCTTTCTACCAGAAACAGAAAACTGAGCAGTTCGCGGATGTGCAGAAACGCCTGGCGACCCTGTCCCTCGATGCCATCGGGGAAATCCAGGAGCGCCTCGCCGAGAAACCCGACTCCATTTCCACCTCCCAGCTCATAGAACTTTCCAAGGTTACCCTGGACCGCGCGGGGTATAGCCCTGTAGCCAAGAGTCAGAACATCTCCGTGTCTATGTCAGCAGAGGAACTTCGGGAGCTCCGACAGGCTGCCAACAAAGGGGACGTCGAGGTGGTTCCCTCATTCGACAAGTTGGAGGTGAAAGATGGTTCACAGGCCTAGAGAAATCCACCGGGTGAGGGGACTTGAGCTCTGTTCCTGGTCGGACAGCCCGTTTGCCAAGGACTCCTCTCGCCTCAAGGGCTCCTTTGCCAAGGGGAAAACCTTTGAGCGCTCGGTAGCCAGGGCTCTACGTCGGCTGGTATCCCCGGAATCCCTGGTCTACAATCGCTGGATACACTTCAAGGATGCCACCGGCTGGCACTACGCTCAGGTAGACCTCCTTGTCCTCGCCCAGACAAAGCTTTGGCTCCTTGAGGTCAAAAGAACCCAAACCCAGGATGCCTGGCTCCAGATGGGTCAACTTTACAAACCCTTGCTCAGGGTGCTCTATCCTGACCTAGATATTATCTGTGTCCAGGTGTGCAAGAACCTAATCTACCCTCCCAAGCACGAAATTCAGGCACTTCGGGAGGCCACAGACCCAGAGGTATTTTACACCTATCACTGGTTTGGTGAGAATTTTCAGATATAAAAGGAGGGAAGGATGTCTACACAACTTGATGAAAAAGCTAAGCGGGATTTAAGAAGAGAGCTCTATCTTGACCCTCCTAAGTTCCTCACTACCATCCTATCCCACTGGTTTTATGAACCTTTGACCTGGATGCACCGAGGGTATCTGGCCCTCCTTCTCCGCCGGACAGATTTTCTGCCCAAATATGGCGAGGTGGATAAGATAATCCAGAACTTCGTGGCGAAACGAGACCCCTGGAATGATGCCGAAAAGGGAATCCCGCTGTTCTTCTGGAAAGAGGATGGCACCCTGGGATTGAGGGTTGTCCGGAACCTGGAGATAATGATGCCTCGTGGCATCGGCAAGACCACCCTTGGCAACGGGGCTCACGTGTTTATGGGTTGCTATAAGGAACGTGACTTCGTGCTGAAAATTGGTGAGACCGCCACCCACGCGAGCACGCAACTTCTCAACTGCCGGAATGAGTTCGAGTATAATAATAAACTAATCTCCTTGTTTGGCCAACTTAAGGGGGATGGCCGCTGGGCTGAGGACTCGTTTATCCTGTCCAACGGTTTTGTTATGGAAGCCACTGGACGAGGAGGCCAGGTCCGAGGACGGAACGTCAACGGGCGGAGGCCGGATATCATCCACCTCGATGACGTGGAGAACAAGGAATCCGTGGCCACGCCGGAGCAGAGGAAGAAGACCCTCACCTGGTTTATGGGTGATGTGCTGCCAGCCCTCGGGGAACTTCAGACGGACTCTATGATATTCCTCACCGGCACGCTGCTCCACAATGAGGCCCTGCTGGTAAACCTTGGGAAAGACCCCACCTTTACCACTGTGGTTATGGGTGTGTTGGATGCCCAAGGTGAGCCGGTCTTTCCAAAGTATATGAACCAGGAGAAAATTGCCCTTAAAAAGGAGATGTACTCCCGCCAGGGGGAACTAGGTACATTCTATCTGGAACTCTTCAACAAGCTGGTCTGTGAGGACACTATGTCCCTGAGGCCCTCGGACATCCAGAGAACTCCTCTTGAGAGACCCCTCTTCCGCGCGCTCTGCCACGACCCAGCCATATCCAAAAAGAGGTCTGCTGATCAGGCGGCCTTTGGGGTTGTGGGGGTGTATCCTGGTGGGCGGTTCCAAATAGAGCTGGTAGAGGGTTTTCGAGGGATGGAACCTAGCGAGGCAGTGAGGGAATTCTTCCGGCTGAGGGACATTTGGTCCAGACCCCCTGAGGGTCAAAGTGAGAAAGTCCCGTTGCTCTGTGGGGTGGAAGCGGTGGCTTATCAAGAGAGCCTTATTTCCCTTATCCAGGAGGAGATGTCCCGGCGGGATGATTTCTTCGTGCTGGAGAAAATCCGCTATTCTACGGAGAAAAAGGCCAGGATTCTCGGAACCCTCCAGCCCAGATACTCTGCCCACCTTGTACATCATCGCCAGGCTTTTGGGGAATACGAATCCCAGATGGCAGAATTCCCCTCTGGCCACGATGACCAACTTGACGTGGTAGCGATGTGCTTTGACCTCCTTGCGAATGCCTCCCGGGCAGCTGTATCCATTCCGGTTGACAGCGGGCTTGAGGAATCCTATTATAAAGATGACGTGGGAGAAAGTGGAGGGCTCTAGGCTCTCCCCTCAAGAGTCAAGATTAAAATTGAAAGTTGACTTTTGACCTCCCTTTTGACTATCAACTGCTCTGTGAAAGGAAATGCTATGCCTGTATCTGCGAAAGGCCTTCAGGGCCTCAATAACCAAGTTCAACCTACAACCGGCCCAGCCTCAATTCAGTCCGCTCTTCAGGCCCTCTCACCCGAGGACCAGGCACTGGTGGCTCAGGGCATTGACCCGTTTGGTGGCGACCAGGGGATGATGGCTGGTCAACCCGCGGTAGTTCCCCAGGGACTTTCCCCTGAAACACGCCTGGCAATGGGCGAGATGCTCAACCAGATGCTTTCCTCCTTTGGACAACCCACCAACGAGGCCGATGCCGCCGCGATGACCTCTATTCAAAATGCCCTTCAGGCCCTCTCTATGGGAAATCAACAGGGAAGATAAGCTATGAACGAGATTGAAAGAAAATTTATTTCCCCTGGGAGCGACACCCACGAGAAGTTGCTCACTCGCGTCCGGGCTCAGATATCTGAGTCCTACTCGAAGATGAGCCAGTTCTATGGGCGCTGGAACCAGAGGGAACTTGAATATCAGGCTTATGTGCCGATTCAAGAATGGGACTCCATCTACAAGAAGAGCTGTCAGGATAAATCCTTGGCGGGGATAAAGAAACAGGACGCAAATATCATTGTGCCCTATTCTTTTTCCTCTATCCGGACAATTGTTACCTACCTGGCCACGGTGTTCCTAGGGAGAAAACCTATCTTCACTGTGGGCACCTACAATGCAGACTTCGTGGAGAACGCCCGTAATATGGAAAAGCTCCTCCAGTACAACGCGGAGCACTGTCGCCTGGTTAAGGAATTTACCCAGTGGCTCTACAACGGGGAAATCTATGGGCTCGGGATTTTGAAAACCTCTTTTGTTACGGAAACCCAGCCCCGGACAACCATCGTCCAAGACCCCCTCACCGGCAATCCCTTCAAAACCCGCACGGCGAGGACTGTCTATCAGGGCAACAAGGTTGAGAACATTGACCCTTTTATGTTCTTCCCTGACCCCAGGGTACCGATGCTGGATGTTGCCCAGAAAGGGGAGTTTGTCTACTGGCGGAGCTTTGTTGGGAAGTTCATCCTACAAAGGGCGGGTGAAACCTATGCTTGGCTTGACAATATCAAGGGAATGTCCACGCCCCGTTCCGGGAATCCCTCACTTCGCAACCTAGCGGCCAACGGAAATGACCTGAACCTCCAATACGACTTCTCGACTATCGACCAGGGCTCTCCCTGGGTTCAGATAGACGAGGGCACCGTGGAGCTGATTCCAGAGGAAATTGGACTGGACCTTCCAGGGGTTGACCCTAAGAAGCCCTATAAATTCTTGGTCACTCTGGCTAATGAATCCCAGTTCATTCGGTTTGAGCTTTTCTCCCCTGACCACCAACAGCATCCTGTTGTGATTAATGAGCCCTATGCCCTGGGTAATGGCTTTGGGAACTGCGGTATCTCGGACTATTTGGCTCCATTCCAGAATTCTATCTCCTGGTTCCTCAACTCTCATATCTTCAACGTCAAGGGCGTGGTGAATAATAGCTTTATTTATGACCCCTCGATGGTGGAAGAAAAAGACCTCAAGAGCGACAAGCCCGGGAAGTTAATCCGAATGAAGCCTAGGGCCTTTGGTGTAGACCTGAATACCTATTTCAAACAGATTGTGGTGAGTGATGTTACCTCTGGCCACGTTGGGGATATGCAGAACCTTATGCGTATTGCTAATGACATTTCTGCCATCACTGATAATATGCGGGGTCAGCAGGACTCTGGTGGTCGCAAAACAGCTACTGAAATTCGTGCCACTATTGAGGCGGCGTCCTCTCGCCTGGCATCCCACGCGCAGTTCATCTCCGGGGCGAGCGTGTCCCAGCTGGGTAAGCAGATGTCCTTGAATTTGCAACAGTTCCTCTCTGAGGATTTCTGCATCCAGGTGGTTGGGGATGATGGCTCTTCGTTCCCGGTGAGCATCAACCCTGAGTCCGTGGTAGGGGATTTCTACTTCCCAGTCCACGATGGCTCTCTGCCCCTTGACAAGGTTGCCTTGTTTGACATCTGGCAACAGGCCTTGACCTTTGTGGCTGGAAATCAGGCCCTTGCCCAGCAATACGACGTGGGTAGGATTTTTGAATTTGTTGCTCGTCTGGGTGGGGCTGAGAACATTGATCAGTTCCGCCTCAATCATATGCCAAATGACCAGGTACTTGCCCAAGTGCAGGCAGGTAACCTTATCCCTGTAGGAGATATTGCCAATGCTACACAAGCTTTTTAGTTGGTGGCGAGGACGTCGGCTGAGGGGGAGTCTTCTCTCCCTGGCCAAAGGGCGTTCCCAGCCATTTAGCAAAACCGAGATGGAAACTTTGGTCGGACTTCTGACTGACAAAAGATTTCCTCTTTTTCTGGAACTTCTGGAGTTGACAGTCTCGGATAAACTTTATATATATTCTAGTATAGATATCTCCACGGACGATGGTCGCGTGAGAGCTATCAAGATTCAAAACTATACACAAGGGGTTCTGAGTATTCGCGACCTTGTGGAGAGTTTAATTGCCCAGGCTGAGACCCAGAACTCCCGCCTGGAGGAAGATAAGGAATAGGCAATATGAGTGAAATAGAGAATGGAAACCAGGAAGCCACTGCTCCCGCAGGGAACTCGGTGGATGATATCCTGGCAACATTTGATTTAGAGTTCGGTTCGGAATCCCAGACCCAGTCTCAAGACAATTCCCCTTCTGAGGGAAGCTCTGAGACCCAGGGGGAAAACTCCGAGCCCTCTAGCCCGGCATCAGACACCTCTTCGGAGAGCTCTGGTTCTACAGGTGCTGAGTCCACTGACTCAAACGGTTCAACCAGTTCTACAGCTACTTCTCCTGTAGAACCCGCGAGCACCACCCAGGAGGGAGCGACAGGACAACAGCAGGGAGGTTCTAATGGGAATTCTACTTCTGGCCCTGCTCCGTCTGATGCTGAGCTTAGAACTTTGATGATGCAGATACTGCAAAATCAGCAGAACCTGCAGAGTCAAAAAGAGCCGAAAGGGAAACCTGACAAAGGGGAACCTGAGGAGGACGAGGACACCAAGGTATTTGCTGAGAGGAAACCTCAGGACTATACCTACAATATTTCTCCTAAGCTCTATGCTGGCTTATTTGGCCAAGACGCAACTGAGGAAGAACGGATTGCGTGTTTACAGGCTTTTGCCTCGGGGATTTCGATGACTGTTCATAACAACATTCTGAAATCTCTGGGCTCCTGGACAAAGGAACAATTCCAGGCCATTCCACGTGCGGTGGACTATCTGGTATCCCGCAGGGAAAAGGAAACCTCTTCTAGAAATACTATCCGGGAGGACTTTTTCAAGACTTTCCCTGAGTTGAACAAACCTGAACTTACTCCCCTCATTCGGAGTACCATCCAGGGTGTTGCTCAAGAAACGGGTGCCAAGGTCTGGAATACCCAGGTGAAAAATCTTGTTGGACAGCGGGTTAAACAGCTCCTTGCGGCGTATGCTCAGAGTGCTGGTTTTGCTCCTGTCCCTGCCAAGAATCCACCAGCCCTGACCCCGGCGAGCCCTGCCCCAGCGAAGGCCCCAACCCCAGACCCGAACTCCACAGATGCAATTTTGGATGTTTTAAATTCTGATTATTAACTTTACTAAGGAGAACCAAAAATGGCTATTACTGGCTTAAGAACTACGGAGAATTTCAGTCCTGCTGAAGTTCGTCCTAAGGACTGGCGTGAGGGCATCCTCCTCCAGTACCCGAATGGAGAGTTTCCGCTTTTTGCGCTGACCTCTAAGATGAAGAAAGAATCTGTAACTGACCCGGAATTTAACTGGTTTGAAAAGCGCCTCGATGCGCGTCGCCTCCAGGTAAATGGTGCAGTTGCCTCGACAAGTACCAAGGCTGTTACTGTTGCTAAGGATGCTAAGGTTGTCGTCAAAGGAACGCTGTTGTACAACGAGGCTACCAAGGAAATCCTCCAGGTTGAGGCTGACCCGACATCGGATACGAGTTTGACTCTGACTCGTGGTGTTGCAGGTTCAACTGCTGTCAACATCGGGGATAAGAACCAGCTCCTGGTCATCGGCACGGCTTTTGAAGAAGGCTCCCTGCCACCGACTGGACAGGCTTATGACCCGTTCAAACGGTATAATTATACTCAAATCTTCCGTCGCACGCTGGAAATGACTGGCACAGCTAAGGAAACGGAACTGAGAACCGGGGATGCCTTGAAAGAGGCCAAACGTGAGGCGCTGGAATACATCTCCATTGATATTGAGCGTTCGTTCTGGTTTGGTAAGAGATTCCAGGATACATTCAATGGAAAGCCGAGACGCTTTATGGGTGGTATTCTGGACCAGCTCCCTGCTGAGAACATCTTCGATGCCTCGGCTAAAACGGAAGGTGTGAGCTATGATGACCTGGAAAGCTGGATGAAAGACCTCTTCAAGTATGGCTCTTCTGAGAAGATGGTGTTCTGTGGTGATTTGGCTCTGTTGACCATCCAGAAAATCATCCGTCAGTCAGAAGGTTCAACGTGGCGCTGGGAACCGAGTACGAAAGAGTATGGTATGACGGTATCTCGCCTGACTACCCCGTTCGGCACGCTGGTCTTCAAGACCTGTCCGCTGTTCAGTCAGAGTACTTCCTCCGGCTTGGATACAGCTTCTCCAGTTTATGGGTTTGACTCCTACGCATTTGTGCTGGATATGGCTCACGTTAAGTATGTCTACCTGCGCAACCGTGACTTGAAGTACGAACCGAACTTGACCGAGGTCGGAATGGACGGTGAGAAGTCTGGGTATATTGCCGAATGTTCAATTAAGATTGAACAGTTGGAAGACCACGGACTTATCAAGAACCTGGCCAAAGCCAAAGAGCGGGTTTACAAGACCGAGGCTGTTGGAACTACCCAGGGCGGTGGCACTGGCAGTTAATTCCGGTTTGGTTTGAAGCCCTGTGGTTAGTGAGGCCCGGGGCTTCTTTTGTATTTTCATTTGGAAAGGGGACGGCTTATGTCTGATATAACTTGGCAAGAATTCTTTGATATGGTGCTGCTTGAGGCAAATAAGGGAGATACTCTGAAAGATGTCATCCCAGGGAAGGTTTTCCAGGCTGTCCGCTCGTTGGAACAGAACTGGAGTTATAAGTGGAATGAAAAGCTCCTGGAATTTCAAATTGACCAGACTCTGGACAATCCAAATATCCTGGAACTTCCCGAGGACTTCAAGTCTGTTATCACCCTGAATATCTCGACTTCGGATTTTTCCTCCTGTATGGATACTCTCCAGGCCCTTGACCCGGAAAGTTTTGCCCTGAGTGGTGGAGGTTCGGATGCCTGGGGATATTGGATTCAGAATGTTCGGTGGCTCTGGCTCCCGAATGGTATTCAGGACAAGACTCGAGGTTTCCTCTGGTACAATGCGTTCACGCTGAAAAGTGAGATGACTAGAGAGAGAACCTCACCTATCCTGAAGTATGGCCAGGAAGCTCTGCTTGGATTGACTATGCAAAACCTCGCTGCTTTTTGCCGAGAGCCTGCCTGGAGAGAACTTTATGGCCCTCTGACAGAACTTGGCATTAAGACCCTGCACGTCGCGGATGCTGAACTTCGCCGAGCCACAGACACGGGAACGTTTGGAGGTTTGGATGGCTGAGGCAGATAAACCTTGCAGCCCTTGGGACCCCATCAGTCCTAGGGGTTTTTCCGGGAGGGAGATTGGAAAATCCTCTGGGTTTCCAGTGCTCGTGAATCTGCTTCCCGGCACGGACACGAGCTGGAGAAATACCCAAGCTGACCTCCCACACTGTTTTTCTGAGGAACAAAAGACTGAATATCTGAGATGTATTGACAAGCTAGTCTGCGTGGATGAGGGACTTTTCAACATTACTATCGTGCTGAATAGGGATGATTTTGTGGGCTGGTTCAGGACAGAAACTCGGATACAGCGTATTCTCAGGGTTTTGACCCAAAGTAGATTCTCGACGGAAACTCAGCAAAGTCTATTGACTTCCCTGCGGGATGCTCTTTTTGGTTCAGAGATTCTTGACCTCAACGCCGTGCACTACCTTTATGGGCAGACTGAAATGAAGAATCTTGACAGCGTGGTTCTTTCTACCTATACTGAGCTCAGTGATGGATTGAAAGGGAAAGAAAGCTTTGTGCTTTTGGGTACTAAGGATATCCGTGAGGCGGCTAGGATTGTGGCAGATTACTACATAATGGCCAAGCAGATTATTGAGCAGGGGATTGAAGTTGAGGACTTGATGAAAGCTCTGCCAAGTATCAAGCCGGAGACCAGGCTTGAAGCTTTGGAGAGTTCTACCTGGATTTCCCTACTGAAAAGAGGTTCCGAGAGGATGTCCTGTGGGGCCTCAAAAGGTCTGGCCCTCCAGACCGCTTTTATTGAAAGTCTGCTTGCTCGGGGACTTTGCTTGCTCCGGGTGTCCAAGCCAATCACCTCCCGGGTACTTTCCTCTGACATCCTGCAAACGTTTCAACTAATTAAATCAACATCTACCTGTAAACTTTCCACCGAGCTGCTTGTCGCTTTTGGCTATGGAATTTCAGGTTATGGTATAGGAGAATATGGGTTATGAAAAAGAATTCTGTAAGTTGCTGTGGCACTCTTGAAGCTATTGACCTGAAGACAGGGAAAACAATTTTCAAAGTCCACAATATGTTTGTGCAAACTGGCCTGAATGAAATCGCCAAGTTTGTTTCGAAGAAATCCCCTACTGCACCAAGCCACATTGCAGTTGGAACTTCTAACGTTGCACCGAGCTTGGCAGATGTAGGACTGAAAGGTTCTCAGCTCGCGAGGATTGCCTTTGAGAAGGTTGAACAGACCAACGGCACGGTGAAGTTCACTGCCACTTTTGCGGCAGGTGTTGGTACTGGTGTTTGGGAAGAAACAGGGATTTTCACGGCCGCTAGTGGTGGTATTCTCTTCAGCCGTGCGGTTACGGGAACCTACACCAAAAAGGACAAGGATGAAATTAAAATCATTTGGACTTATCAATTCAACGATGCCTCTGCGGCATAAGGAGGAAAGATGGACAGAACTGTTACTGGTAAGGTAGAGGTCTGGGAGGGTTCCTCCTTTCCGCGGAAGCTCCTTGCCCGAGGTGCTAACAGGGTGGTTACTGGTGGGTTGGTACTCCTGGCACAGAGAATCTTCGAGGGAAATGCTGTGAAACTTCCCTTGGAATTTCGCCTAGGGGATTCTGCTGCCATCACGACCGACTCGATGACTGGCCTCCAGGGGTCTACGGTTGCCACGATTCCCTGCACGGTTAGCCGGCGAGGTAATGTGCTTTCCTGGATGGGCACGTTTACCTACACTGGGCAGGTGACTAAGGATTGCCTGGAGATTGGGCTTTTCCAATCCCAGGCGGATGGCAATACTATGCTGGCACGGTTCTTACCCCTCCAGCAATTTACAATCAAGAACGGGGTTCCTATTCGGGTAACCTGGGAAATTAAAGTAGGAGAATAGAAGATGGACGGATATGAGAAGACTCCCACGCTTGGACTGAATAAACCTGAAAAAGGGGACTTTGACTGGGATTTACCTTTGAATGAAAACTGGGATATCCTTGACAGGGTTGGTGGTGCTCAGCTCCCGCTGTTGGCTACCATTGACTTGGACTATAAGCTTTCCGGGGATGCGGCTATTGGCTGGGCCTTGGCCGGGTCGACGCTGAGTGGAAATACCTATACTTCACTCTGGGATGCTATGAAAGCAGCCTATGATAGGAGTACTGCCGCGAATGAGACACACTATAATAAGACCTACTCGGTGAGGATTGATGCTGTTACTGGGTGGAGATTTGTTACTACGGATGTATATAATAGTGCGTCTAGCGCCATTGGTGAATCCTTAGGGCACGTGCTAGATACTAATGCAAAAACTATTCGCCTTAGAACTAGCTGGCAATCTTATGATTTACCTACACACGATACTAGATTCATAGGTCGAGTGCTGGATGAAGCCCTGCCTAATGTTAAAGGTGAATTCTATGTTTCCAATGTGACTCAGGATTTTAATGGGCAACAAGCTGGTGCTAGTAAAACAAAAGGAATGTTTAAGTTTACTCAAACAGGCGGTACCACCGGTGCTGCGTGGAATCCAGCCGGTGGTATCTTTACGCTGAATGCAAGTACCCTTAACACTTCTTCCACAGGTAAATCCCCCTACGCTGACAACGTCTGGGTTCGCCCGCAAAGTAAGAATCTCCTGCGTTACTACAAGGTAGGCAATACCATTACCAACGTGGAGAACATCAATGTCGGAAATGTACTAAAGGAATTGCAAGCTTTATCTGTTAATTCTGCAAATGTAAGCTTAAGTAATGTGTCCTCTGCCGGTAAACAAACTGCGGTTGGTTGGGGAATGCCTAATTATAAAGCTGGAGTAGCAATGACTTCACCTTATACAACACCTAAAGCAGGTTTTATAATTGGCATACATAACCTTTCAGATAATGGGTATCGAAGTTTAACAATAAATAGTGTTGAACTATATAATACAGAAATTGGTGTTAGCTATTTGAACGGACAATCTGCAGGTTTTTGCTATCCAGTTGCTAAAGGTGATATAGTTTCTTGGACTAACTTTAAAAAGATGACTTTTTATCCAAATAAAGGAGTATAGCTATGCTAAAATATAGAAAAGTTATAAATAATGAAACTCATGAATGCGAAGTAGGTTTAGGAACTGATGAAGATTTTTATAAATCTTTAGGTATGGAACTAGGTGAAGTTGAACAGACTCTTGATGGACGTTGGTTTGAACTTGGATTTGTTCCTGAACCCCCACTGGCCGACCTCAAACTTGCCAAGCGTGAGGAAATCAATCGTGCTCGTGATGCTGCAGAACAGAGTGGTTTTTCCTACCTCGGGAAGACTTTTGACAGTGACACAGTTTCGTGCCTTCGAATTTCCTGTGCAGCCCAATCAATGGCCTTGGCTCCTTCAGGTTCTACCATCACGTGGACCTGTCAGGACAATAGTACCATTGATTTGACTCCAACAGATTTGAAAGGTTTGGTTGCTGCCCTAGCGATGCATTCAAATATCTGCCATGAAAAAGCTACAGCTTTGAAAGCTAAAATTGAGGCTGCACAAACGGCTGAAGAGCTCGATGTAATTACGTGGGATTCTTTGTAGATTGTGCTTGCATAGGGCAGATATTTTTATTAAAATTATTATGTAGTTAAACCAAATTTAAGGAGATAAATCGTGAGCACAGATAATAGTTCTCAATCAAACCCTAATATATCAATCCAGACTGGTGGACAAGCACCAGTGGAACCTCTTGTTATCGGCAATGCTAATACCATTTGCAGGGTTCTTTGTTTCTTTGGTCTAATTTTAATCGGACTTGCTTTTTGGATTGGCTGGTATATTGGTGATCTTCAATCCAGGGTTATGTTTCTCGAGGATGTTGTTATCAACGGGGTTTATACAATCACAACTGTGAAATAGGAGATAGCCAATGGTGGACAAAATTAAAGAACTGGATGAACGAGCACCAACACTGAAAGATGACCCAGCTGAGGATGACCGAGTTCCAAAGCTCAAGAAGAACTTCGGGGCGATTTCAACCTCAAAAGGTCGGTATGCTGGCCATAGGGTTGGTGGCTCCAAGGGTTCTGCTCGTGGTAGGATGTATGCCAAACAAACTGGTATAACTATTCAGCGAAATGCTGATGAAACCTGAGGACCTCAATGGGAAGCAAATATCAACCAGGATTAGACAGCACTAAGAATTGGCTAAAGAAATCCTCTTTGGGTGAAATAACCGAGGTACTCGAGAAAAGTGGACTATCCAGAGTCAAGATGGATATGATTCTTCGCAAGTATTGTAATGAACAGCGCAGGCTTCACGCCTCGACAGACCTAGGTATGAGTGAATCCTCACATAATCATAAGATGACTGAAGCTTTGAACCGACTCAGGGCAACATTAAAATGGCTTGGACTGATTGATTAGGGCTGGGTAACGGAATTGCATTTGGAAATGCGCCGTCCCAGCCCTCTTTTTATATCCAATTCTAATTTCCTTTGGCCTATTGACTTCTTGGCCCTTGCACATATTTTCCACAATATTGACACAACAAAATCTAATTTTCGTGCCATACTTTTCTTGTAATAACAAAGGAGGCACAAATGTTTAATCTTCAATCTTTAGTAGCTATGGCCTCGCAGGCTATGCTCAAGAAACTTATCTCTTCAGACTCAATGTATTCTCAGTGGAACACCTTTTGTAAGAAGTGGGGTCTTCCGCAGACTTCGCGGGCAGAGTTTGACAATCTTGTCAGCCAGTTCAATTCAACTCCAGCAGACCAAAAGATGGCCCAGCTCCAGAATGCAAATCCTGAAGCTTTTCAAAAGTTCCTGGGTGGAATGTTGAACAAGTGAGTCCTGAGTTATTACTCCTGATTAACTTTTTCTAGGAGAAAACTTATGACTGAAAACTATGATGGGTTCGGCGGTTCTGGAATCTTCTTTGCCTTTTTAATCTTCGCCCTGTTCGCATTCGGCGGCAACGGCGGAGGTTGGGGCTGGAGAGGCCGTGGAGGTGCCCTGGGTGGAGCTGGTGCTGTGATTGCAGATAATGGAATCAACTCCCAGCTGGATAACATCCAAGCTCAGAACTTCTACAACTCCCTGAACAATGGTATTGCAGGTATTCAAAGTGCTTTGTGCCAGGGCTTTGCAGGTATCAATCAGACGGTTAATAACATTGCCGCGGCTGCTGCTTTGCAGACCTCTGCTCAGACCCGCGAGATTGTAAATGCCATTGTAACTGGTAATGCAGCCCTCTCCAATAAAATCGACCAGAACACAATATCTGCCCTGCAGACCGAGAATGCTCGCCTGTATGCAGATAAAAGCAATTTGCTCCAGTCGATTAACTTTGGCGAGAGATTCTGCGGACTTGAGAAACAGCTGGCGGCTTGTTGCTGCAGCACTCAGAATGACCTTAACCTCATTTTGTCCAAGCTTCCGACAAGTGGAACTGCGGCTGCGTAAATTTATATCAAAGGGCTGGTGTTACCTTTCAGGCCAGCCCTGAATTTCAAGGAGACCTATGATGGGATGGTGTAGAGAACTGTGTGAGTTTGCCAAGGAAAAGAAAGTTGAAACTTCCAAGCATCTCGCAATGATGGAAATACTGGCCGAGATGGCCGAGATGGGATATGAAAGTAACCCTGGGCATTGGGAGCACAAGAGGGAAAAGGCCGAGAGCTTAATCTATGGTTATCACTTTACCAAGGACTGTGCGGAAAAGGCAGTGGCTCGGATGAAGAACAAGGATGGAAGTTCTGGTGCTTACTGGACTCTCGAGGATGTTGAAAAAGTTGCGGCCTCGATGGGTATAGATTGGGGCTGTAAGAACTACAATATCTATGACCTTTATTACACGCTGAATATGGTGCGGAGCGACTACTATAAGGATGGTCAGGCGCCGCAGTATTATGCCGACCTGGCATTTGACTTCCTCGAGGATAAGGATGCCCCCGAGGGGAAAGCCAAAAGATATTACCTCGCAATGCATTGTGCAGAATAATCAGGAAACCCTCCAGCCTGATTTAAGAGCTTGTTGATTTGAATATTGACAGGCTCTTTTTCTTGCTCCACGATAGGGGAGAAAGGAGATTCTAAGATGATTGATGCTTTACAATTTTTGATTGCAGGTTTAGCTGGTGGCTTTCTCAGGAGGCTGTTTGGTGGAGGCTGGAAAGAGGTGCCCCTCCTGAGTTCTCGTGGTGTGCAGACGGTGTTGATGGTAGCCGGGATGGGACTTTGCTTGGGGCTGGATATGTCCAACTTAGCCTTGGGAATTCCAATACTCTTTTGGTTGCAATTTCAGTTCTGGTCTCGTGGACACGGATGCTGTTTTGACCTTGGCAGGGGAGGAGAGCCAGACTCCAAGACGGTAGAACGATATAAGGAGAGATGGTATCACTATCCCCTGGATTGGCTCTATTCTAAGGTTGGTGCCAAGCCCTATGACTTTTGCTATGATTTTTTGTATATGTTCCTCAGGTATTCCTGCCCTATGCTCTTAGTGGCGATTGTATTAAAGGACCCTATGTGGCTCCTTGTAGGCTTGCCTATCGCCAATATCTATGCCTTTTGTTGGTCGCTGTTTGAACTTTCTCCCTGGGTTGCAAATGTCCTGCCCTCCCCGTTTAACCGCTCCACAGCCTTGGCGGAATTCTTCTCAGGGTTCTGGGTTTTCGGGTGGTTGACACTCTGCTCAATTCCATCTTGACAGGTAGGCCTTTTTCCACTATTTTGGAATAAAAGAGGGAGACAACTATGCCAGGATATTTGGAAATAATTTGGTCGCTAAATGCAATCTTACTTAGTTGGATACTTTCGCAGTATTTTGCTCTGCACAAGGAAATCCAAATGATTAACCTTAGCTTGGTCAAGCACTATGCCACAAATGAGGCGATTGAGAAACTCATAGGGAATCAGAACAAAATGCTCGAGACCCTGACTCAAATCAAGATTGACCAAGCTACTATTTTTGAGAGGATTGAACGATTCCATGCAGAGAAGAAAAGAACCATACAAACTGAGTCAGAAGAGTCAGGAACGACTGATTGGCGTTGACCCTAGGTTGGTTGCCCTCATCCACGAGGCCTTGCACTATGTGGATTTCTCGGTGATTGAGGGGCTGAGAAGTGAGGAAACCCAAAAGGCCTACGTGGCTACTGGGGTGAGTAAGACCCTCAAGTCTAAGCACCTCGACGGCCTGGCTGTTGACCTCTATCCCTGGCCCTGTCCCAAGACCCGAGATGGGATGATTGACTCTGACTCGAACGCTTGGAATATCCTGGCTTTCTACCTGGGCTACTGTGCCGGGAAGCTAGGACTTAATATAACCTGGGGTGGAACGTGGAAGTCCCTCGTTGATAAACCCCACTTTGAACTGGAGGATTAGAATGTATGAATTTTTTAGTTACGTTTCTGAGAACTTTGAGCCTCTTGCTACTATTATCGGTAGTGTGGTGGTTGGTAGTTCTGCTCTTTGTGCCCTTATTCCAGGTGCTGGTTGGCTGAAAAAGCTGCTGGCTATCCTGGCCCTCAATGTGCGCAATGCCACACCTGAGGACATTGCCAAAGGGAAGAAAGCTATTGACCTTGCGAAAGAACTGACTAAACCAGAGGAAAAGAAATGAGTGAAAGGTTAGTACGAATTGACGAGCTGGCTTCAGGCTATACGCCTGACTTACCCGACCAGAAGCCTATTCTCTGGGAGGATGGGAGAGGTATGCTCTTTATAGATAGAACCCTCCAGCCTATGCCCGGGCAAATTCCGTTGATGTCAGCAGGTGTCCCTGTAAACGCTATTTGCGGTGCTGGTGATTTAATCTTCCTTGGCACGACCAGTTCAGTACTAACCTATTCACTTACCACAGCGGAAATAAATGATGTAACCCCTCAAGGGCACGTCGCCTCAGGGGATTGGAGTTTTCAGCCGTTTGGTAAGTGGGTTTATGCTGTTCACGGGGAAAAGCTATGGGTGTGGAAACCTAGGGATGACAACCAGTTTATCCTGGATGAAACCGGGGAGCCTACGGAGGAAAAGAACCCTGCGTACTGGCCTTATAGCACTATGCAGGAGGTTGAGAACTTCACAGCCAGGGGTTATGTGCCTAAGTTCCTCCTCAAGTGTAAGAACTTTTTGGTTGCCGTCTGTGTGGATTCGGTGCTCTGGTCTGATGACGATAACCCGGATTACTGGACCCCGGAACAGGGAAATATGGCTGGTGACCTGTTTATTAGGGACATCCAGGGGGAGCTGGTTGGCGGTGTTGCACTGGATAACTTTATGCTCCTCTGCACAAATAGGGAGGTTGTCAAGGTAAGCTACATCTCCCGGCCTTATATTTTTAGCTATGGGCTGCTGTATAAAGGGGCAGGATGCTGGAACTCCCGTTCAATCTGCGTGGCTAATAAGAGTATATTTGCCTTTGGGCCTAATGGTATTTGGGTATCTGATGGTAGTGGCATCACCTTTGTGGATAATGAACGAGTTGGCGCGACGTTAAATGAGCGTTTGGATTTGAACCGCACAGGAAGTTGTTTCTGCGCGGCCTGGGGAATTCTCCAGCACGTCTTTTTCTTCGTCCCGGTGCAAAGTGATGACAATGCCGAGCTGCTTTGCTTTGGATTTAACCTGGGGAATAACACTTGGACACTGCTCGATTGGGACAGGTACTGTGCTTGGGAACAATACTGGGTCTCAGGCAACGGTACGCTCTATGTGGATGACCTTAAGAATGCCCTTAACCAGGGCCAGGCGGAGGGCAAACTTCCCCTGCCTGAGGATGCCGATGGGCAGATTGGGATGACCTACGAGGGCTATGGGCAAGTTTCTTATGGAGGCAAGATATGGTGTCAGGTTTAGGAAATGTCTATGTTGATGGGCAGTTGATTTCTACTAATAAGGGAGACCAAGAACTCTGGATTGAAAGCAAGGATATTGAGCTCAATACTCGAGGGCATAAATACATAGACACTTTCAATGCAGAGATGAAGAACTCTGGTTCCTCCACTGCGAAGATTAAGCTGGGCTGGAGAGACCGCCTCGAGGACCCGATTAAGTGGACTGACTGGTTCCCTCTCAGTGATTTGGATAATCTTTGCTGGACAAGAATCACAGGGAGGTTCTTTCGCATTCGCATTGAGGATGTTGGTGCGGAAACTATTTGGAAACTGTCTGCCCTGGAGTTCTTCGGGCAGCAAATGAATGGGAGACTCTAGGATGACGGATTTTTCAAACCTCCCGAGTCCGGAGGAATATCAGGACTGGCGTTCTTGGGCCGCGATTGTGGTAGGGAATCTCCGTGCCCAACAGGCTAACCCGCAAGTGGTAAATCTGGGGCTGTATATTTGGGACTCCAGCAAGCCAAGGAATGGCTTGCCTCCTGCAGTGGACGGCGACCAGATTAGGGTTAAAAAGGACGGAAAGATTTACCTAGGGGTTTATAATAATGACAGTGGATGGGTTTTATACAGTCCCCAAGGATAGAGCAAACTGGCTTTTTGACGTGGACTTGGATGCCTTGGGTGTGAAGTGGGTCTGTTTGAGAAGATATGGCTGCTATGCACTTTTCCTCCAGGGGAATGGCAGGGCCGAGGCGCACTGGACGTGCCTACCTAGGGTCGATGTTTGGAATGCCCTCAGGTTTTGTCAGGAAGTCTTACCTGTGGCGAAGAAAATCCTGGGGGTGCCAAAATTCTATGGCCTGACCCCGGTGAATAACCTCAGGGCGCTCAAAATGGCCAGGCTTTTAAAATTCCGTCCACTGGGATTTAGTAAGTTTAACAATATTGTTTGTCTAGTTAGTGTAAAGGAGTTTGACAATGGGTAGTGTTGTTGGTGCTATTACAGGGCACTCTAACGCAAAATCCGAGAACAAGGCGAACGCTGCCTATGCGGCTGAGCTTAATGGGGTTCGGAATCAGATTAGAGATGCCTATGCGGAAGCCCAAAAAGGCTGGGTGGATTATATCCCAGAACTTCAACAGGGTATTTCAGGAAATATAAATTTTGCGAATCAGATTGCAGGGCGGAATTCTGCATACAATCAGTATCTGGGAAACGAGGCCGCGAATAGTCTTGGGCTGGGTTATAGAAAGGCTACGGAAAGCATTGCCCCGCAACTGGAGGGTGAGACCTATAACCTGATTAAACAGACCCGAGATGAACTCATCCCTGCAGCAAGAAGTGCGGCTATTGATGCTGGTGCTTATGGGGGAAGCAGGGATTATCTCACCAGGGAGAGAGTTCAGGAAAACCTGGAAAATCAGATTGTTGCTCAGGCTGCGGCAGACATTGCGAACCAGAGGGCACGGACTCCGGCGCTGTTGGGTGCCGATGCCATCTCGGCCAGCAATTATCTCAACACCGGCACAGCGGCAAATAATCTGCTCGTCAATGCAGCCAATCAACAGCAACAGGCTGATATGGCCAAAACTAATTACCTGTGGGATTTGGCTATGGCCTATGGTAGCGCGATGGGCGCGAGTCAAGCAGCCTACAATAAACAAACCAATCCTTGGGTTGCAGGACTTCAGGGTGGATATAATGGCCTGGGCTCAGATTTGAAAATGATTTCTAGTATCTTTGGACTAGGTGGTTAAGGAGATGACAGATGGTTGATTTGATTCCAAGTTTTTTAGACAATCAAATACGGGAATATCTCTCTCAGGAAGAGGTTCAGAACCGGGTGGAAAATAGTCTTCCCTATAAGTTGGCTCAACAGGGTAGGCAAGTTGCTCAGGCCATCAATCAGGGTCTTGCTAAGCAGGGTGCAAAAGAGGGGCTGATAAAGGATAGAAGTGAACTCCCTAATAGGAACACAGATAGGTTGCCCTACCCCGGCCAGCAGATTGTTGACCCTTTCGGTGCTGCTGTGGCTGCAGGGGATTATATCTACCACGCTGCAGAAAACCCTCAGAACGCGGGGGAATTTGGAATTTCCTGGGCCGCAAACACAGGAGAAAGTATCGGGGATTATATTCTGAGTCTGTTCGGCGCTGGGGAAGATAAAGAGGGCACTCCGAAGAAAACCTGGCTGGAAACTTACCTTGCCCAGGGTGGGCCTGGAGGTGGCGCTGGAATGGTGGCCGGAGGGCAAGGAGGGGAGGGAATTCCATTTCCGGAGATAAACCTAGGTATGCGGGACATTGACACTTCCAAGGTCAAAGCCCCTCAGTATGAGGGCACCCCCTACAATGTCTGGGATGTCCTTGCGGCTGGGTTTGCCAATGCAGATTTTTCAGGGAAGCTCCCTGACTTTTCCAAGGCGGTGAATGAGATGAACCGGATTACGGCTGAGGGCAACAAGTCTGTCACGGATGCTAAGAATGCTACGGAAGAAGCCCGGGCGTCTGCGGAAAGGTGGCAGGTAGCTCAGGAATTTGCAAAGGAGGAGATGCGGCAACGCAATGCCCTCGCACAAGCCAATATGGCCCTGGCTAAATGGCAGGCTATGCAACCTCGTGCAATAGGGGGAAATAAAATCTACTGGCGGGATTCCAATGGGAATATCCACTGGGAGCAGGTGGACAAACAGGGTGAGGCAAGAGTCCTCGGGCAGAATGCTGCACTGAGTGACCTGGCTCAGATGTCGGATAAGGAACTCAGCAGGATGACCCCGAAGAAGATAATGCAGAGGGCACAACAGCAAAGCCTCTTGCTCCAGGACAAGAATTCTCAAATTCCCTTTACGCAGAACTACTATATTCAGGGACTGCAAATGATTCAAGGAGAGTGATATGGAAGACAAGCTGAAATATTTTGAGAATCTGGCTAAGAGCCTAACGTGGAACTCTACGTTAGGCCTTTTTGGGCTAGATAACCCGGATGAGGATGTGCAAGAATGGGAGGCGGAGAATCCTAAGGCGGCGTTTATTTCTCAGGTAGCACCCCTTGCGGCAGGGACGGCCAAAGCAGCAAGTGTGTTGGCTAAGGGGACTCGCTATGGGAAATGGGCTCGAGGACTGGCAAGTGTGGAAAATACTGCCAAGGCTCCTTTTCTTTCCAGGCTGGGTAGTGAGGCTGCCTTGCTTGCCCCGATAGAGGTTGGACGGCAGGCCATAGGTTTGGGACTCCAAACCGCAAATCCTGAATGGGAGGGAGGCTCCCTTGGCGAGCGCGCCACGGAGGCACTGGTGGATATTGGTGCAGGGGGTGTGTTAGCGGGTGGACTGGGATGGATTGCCTCCGGAGGAAAACGCGTCCGTGTGCCTAAGCAATTCGCAGACATCTCGAGTAAGAACTCCTGGCAACAGAACCTCCGCAATGCTCGGGCAAAGATAGGCACTGTGGAACCGGAGCTGGAGGGGGAGCTCAATAATACCATCCTGGGCCTGGAACGCAGGATTCGGGAAGAGTCTCGAGACCATATGATTGGGGAACTGGAGGGAAGTGAAAAGTGGAAAGCACTGAATTCAGTGCTCCGGGGGACGAGCTCTGTAAGAAGCCGAGCGTTCTCTCCTAATAAAGAAATCGGGTTTAAGAGTTTGAGTGAGCTAGAGCGAACGGTTGGAGAACTCAAGGGCAATGGCATGCTTACGGATGACTGGCTGGGATATGTGCAATTTCCTAGGTTGGTCAGTGCCCAGGGGAAGAAGGCCATCACACGACTGGATAATACCATCCAGGGGAACCTCGCCGAGGTGGGTAATGGCTGGAGGCTAGGCAAGGAAAAAGATGGGCTCTATGTCATCGCCCGGAAGACAGGAAAAGAAGGCAATTGGTTTGTGGCTAAAACAGATGACCCTGCACACTTTATCCCAGAACAGGGGAACCTCCTCAAGATTTCCAATTCCGATGCCTGGAGAGACCCGGAGACCGTTTATAAAGGGGTGGGGGACTCTGATGCCGTGCTGGACAGGGCGCTGAGATTTTCGGATACCCTGGGTGATGGCTCTGATATTCCATCCCTCGCCGAGACCAAAGGGTTTCAAGGGGCTAAGAATATTGCTCGGAAACTTGGCTGGGGTGCGGTTGAGGACTCGGAGCTGCTGGGCAATGTGGCTAGCTTTGCAAAGAGGAACTTCTACCCCACGGCCTTTAAGTTTAAGAACTCCCCGCTGGCCAGGAAAATCTATGCGGTGGCACAGAACACCCGGGACAATGCGAGGAGAAAGGCACAGGAACTTGTCTATGGTCGGCCGCAGGTTGGGGAGGATTCTCTCCTCAAGGTGGTGTCTGGGGGAATTAAAAGGGATGACCCTAGGGCTTTCGCGAATATGGTAAGGCAACTTGCCACGAAGAACCCTCAAGGATTTGACACCCTGCTCAAAATCATAGATGATGAGATTCCTTTCAGTGATGTGCTCATTCGGCCGGAGCTAGTCAATGCCCTTGGGGCGGATGGGCTGGATACACTCCGAGCGCTGAATAGCCTCCACGATAAGGCTATTCAGGAACTCACCACCAGTGCAGGAAAACTCCACATCCCAGATTCCAAGCTGTTCCCCCTGAGAAAAGGTCACTACGGAATTAGCCACTATTGGCAAGGTTCCCTAAGGCAGGCCATCCTCAATGACAAGGGGAACCTGGTTTACATCGTGAGCGGGGATAACAAAAAGGCTGTGCAGAAGATGGCCAAGGGGGTTATTGACAAGGCTAAGGAAAATGGAGGGAACTGGAGGCTTGGGGAGTTCTGGATGAAAGACAGGGCCCTGGACCTCAGACAGGAGAAACTCCTTTCCGGCACGGATGACTTTGCCCTAGCTAATAACTTTGCAGCTCAATATGCAGGGACTCACCCGGATGTGGCGAAGTCTAGCTTTTTCTTCCCTCGGTCTGGGGTGGGTGGCTACAACCGGGCACGCACGGCGGAAGACCTCATTGAAAACTTGAGTTACTCCCTGGAAAATAAATACATTTGGCTGGCCAATGAAATCAATGACAGGGTGCTGGCCAAGGACATCGCCACGCTAGGTATTGATGACCCCAGGACAGCTGTGATGTTGCAGGATACCCTGAGTGTCCTCAAAGGGGAACAGGGGGTGTTTAGCCAACTGGTCAATAAGACCACGGATAGCATCCTGGCGCCTGTGTTGGGGACGGACTCCGCGAGTAGGATTGTCCGTAGTATCAACGCGGCTAGTGCACACCTGGACCTGGGTTTTGGGAACCTGGCCTATGCGCTGGCCAATATCCTGCAACCCATCACCACCGTGCTACCACAGTTGGCCCTACTCAGGGAATGTCCACAAGCCCTCCAGTGGGCGTATGACGGGGTTCCCCTCATTGCTAAAAGCGGCAAAGGAATGGTCGCGAATACTCTGAGTCCGCTCAAAATTATGTGGGAGAGCCTGAAACTTATGGGCAACCCGAAAGTCGAACAGGGGTTCTCGGAATTTATGGAGCAGATGGTTCGGGATGGAGCGCTGAGCCCGAGGTTCATTGAAAGCTATATTGGAGAGAATTCTGGTCTGGGTCAAGGCCTGGCAGACTCACTGAAAAAGGGAGACTACTCCGGGATGCTTAGGAATATGGCTACTATGCTCCCGACGTTCTCAGAACAGGCGTCCCGTGGCTATGCTATGACCGTGGGGTATAAGCTTTTTAATTCTATGGCCAAGGCTGGGATGATAACCAAGGAGCAGGTGTATTTGGGGGCTAAGAAGTTTACAGAAAATACGATGTTTCAATTCGCGGCTAGTGATAGAGCTCGTGTGCTGCAAGGGCCGGTTGGTCAGGCTTGGGGTCTGTTCAAAAACTGGACTATGCACTATGTGGGCTGGCAAATGCAATACCTCGATGCAGGGTTACGGTATGGAGCCTGGAAACCTTATATGTATAGTAACCTGGCAACCTCCCTGCTTGGTGGTATGGGGAGCTCGGAGATTGGTGCTACCCTGGAAAGATTCACCGAGTGGGCGGCAAATGACAAGATGAGTAATCTGCTGTATGACAGGTGGGGAAATGGAGCGGAAAGTAATTTTCTCCTCTATGGTATCCCTGGGGCATTTGGGTTCTCCCTGCAATCCCAGGTAAACAGCCCGTTTCGTGACCCAGGCGAGGAAACCCAGCGCTTTATGGGGTTTGTCTGGGGGCAAAGGCTCAAAGCCCTGTGGAATGGCCTGGATTCAGGTATTGACTACTACGCCACGACGGGGAGAAACCCTGCCGGGGACAAGGGCTTTCAGCAGGGTATGATGAGGGCGCTCAGTCCGAAGATGCTCTACAGGACAACCCAGGTGGTCAATGATACCCTCTACACGAGTACCGGGACTAAGATTGCTGACCTCACGCCGCTGGAAAGCCTGGCCTATCAGTATTTTAACATCACTCCTACTCGGGTGGACCAGGCCTTTAAGATTTCAAATGAAATCTGGAGGGATAAAGACAAGCGGGCTAAGCTCACACAGAGCTATGCAGAAGTCTTTACAAATGCCCTGGAAAGTGGGGATGGCCGGCTGATGTTTACCATTGTGCAGAGGGCTCTCCTCGACGGGGTGGACGTGGGGAATATGGTGAACAGCGCCCAGACTCGCCTTGAGAACCGGCAACTCACGCCCCTGCAGAGGAATGTGGACTACTATGGGGTCTGGGGAACCACGGCCGGGGAACTGGGATTGTGAGGGGAGAGTGAGAGGGCTCACTTCATCGGGATATGGGACGGCTCGGAAATTTCCCCGCACAAACGCAAAAAGAAACGGGAGGCACAACTTTACCTCCCGTTAATTTATTGCCCAAAACCGGCAAAACAAACCGCCATTACGCCGATTAAAAATCCCGTTTGTTATTCCAAAAATCCGCAATTTGGCGGTGTACCATTTCCCCTGTAAGACCACCCTCAACCAGTGCTTTCGTATTCAACAGCTGGAGCCAAAACACCAGGCGGACGAAGGACAGGCAAAGGGCGTCCTTACCTTTTTGAAAGTAGAGCTCCCGACAGGACAAGGCCTCATGGGATATGGCACTCAGGATGTCAGGGAGGGAAACTCCTGGCTTACACGCACGGGCATAGGCCTGGATTTCCTCCGGACTAAAGTGGCGATAGGATGGCTGGGCTAGGGTGTTCTCAGGGTTCTCGGAAATCCCAAGTCCATCCTCGATGTGAATTTCTATCATAGGTGTTCTCCTTTACATAGGTTTGTTTAAGTCTACCCCGGCCTTGAAGTGGCGAAAACCTCTCTGGCCTAGGGCGTTGATTGAGCCTTTCGGGGCTTCTGTTTCCTCGATATACCCGGCATTGAGGAGGGTGTCGATGAAGTATGAAATCCTGTGGGTTGGGATTTTGGTGGTGAGGATTTGGACAAGTTTGCGCTCTGGGAATACCTGCGTGCGGAGGGTCATTCGCACAATGGCCAGCTTGATTTCATCCATAACATCCTTGTCAGATTCCTTACTCATATCTCGGAAAATCTCAGGCATATTGGTTTCAAGTTCCAGGAGCCACTCCTTAGCGAGGGCCAGGATGGGCTGGGTTATGAGGAGGGTTCCCTGTGCGGCCGCGAGGCACATAGCTATTTTGAGCCAGTGTACAGGGCGACGGGCGACATAGGAAGCCAGGCGTGGATGGTAGGGCACGGGTGCCATTTTTTCATCTATTATCCAGGTGTCAAGGAAGTCAAGAGCCTCCTCGGTGAAGGTCATTTGGCCCTGGATACCCACAAGGGCCTCCACCGCTGGGCGGTACTTGGCCAAGGGGAACTCAGGGAGATTCAACCGGTCCCGGGTGCGGAGAACCTCGGCCCTCCAATCGTAGCAAAGAACCAGTCGGGAGCAGAACCCAAGAGACCAAGCCTCCTCAGGCAGGACGTTGTTGAGGAAACTTGGCTGGGTTCCGGAGATGAGGTTTAGGACTGGGAAATCCAGAGTGTTCTTACCACCACCCCTGGTCATCTCGGAAAAGGAACTCGGGCAATCCCAAAAGTCGTTGAGGACGTTCAGGACGCTCAGGTCATAAGCCTTCATATAGGTTCCATACTCGCGAGGGGCGACGGAAAGAGGGTGGGTTACCAGGGTCTCGCCGAAGGGGCCTGATACTGGACTGGAGCAGTCCTGCATAAAATCCAAGAGTCCGGGGATGGTGGTAGTTTCATCCCCAATGAAAATCTTCTCGGAAAGTTTCCAGAGCTCCTCTACTCTTTTCAGCACAATGGATTTGCCCACGCCAGGAGGACTTACGAGCAGGATATACTGGTTGGCAAAGAGTTTCCCCTTGCCAATATCACACCAGACCCGACGCTGAAGAAGGCCGGCTACCATAGCGATAGCGGCCCAGCGACGGAAAAGCTCTGGAGATTCAGTTCCCCGGGTGTCCTGAACAAACTCATCTATTAGGTTTCCAGTTGAGAATGTTGTTCTCGGGAAAATGTCTACGTTTTCTTTCGTCATTGCCTTTATACTTTCTTACACCATCTGGGTTCTTTTCCGGGTTCTTCTTGTCAAAGTGAGCCCAATTCCATCCAACCTCAGCATCCACGCCAATAATCATAGTTCGCCCGTCAATTGGGACTGGGAATATCATCTCCTTCAGGATTTGAGGTAGGAGCTCATCCTCGCGGTCCTCAGGATACTGCACAACAATAGCATCGTGGACTTGGGCGATAAGCTGAACATCGTGCCCCTGGAATTTCTTTTGCACCTTCCACGCCGCAAAGTTCAGGGTATCGGCGATGGTGCTCTGAGGCTCGTATGCAATTGCCTCACGCCAAGTCGCAGGTTCGTCTGGGCGGGAAAAGAAGATTCGCTCACGACCATAGCAGGTGGTAACCTTTCGCTCAAACTGGACAGATTGAATCACCCGCTTGTGCCAACGTGGAATGCCAGGGAATTTCTCAAAATATTTCTGCTGGAATTCCTCTATAATAGGAGTTGGCATATGAAGATGCCCTGCCATTGTCGGGGGAGTGCCGAAGTAGTTTGTACCGTGGCCTCCCTTTTTCGCCATATCCCTGATAGATAATTCCCTATAAAAGGGGGTGTTGGAGGCAATCTCCTTGTCCTTTTTAATGTCCCCTGTCCAAGGTAGGTCGTGCCAGACGAGTCGGGCAACTACGGTGTGAGCATCACCCTCATCGCACGCCTTGATGTAATTCTCATCCCCAGTGATATACCCTACGGCCTTGGATTCCGCGGCTTGGAGGTCAATGTAGGCAATTTTCATTCCCGGGTCGGCTACGAAAATTTCTCGGAGGGAGTTTGTTATGTTTTGGAGATTAGTTCCTGTGCCGAGGGCGGAGGTACTGGAGTTCCAACGTCCGGTTTCTGTGCCGGCCACGGAATAGGAGCACCGGATTCTACCATCCGGGTCTATCTCAGTACGGAGGACGGAAAGAAGTTTCCCTAGGTCGTGGAGGATAAGAACCAATTTGCACAGCGGCCGGGCGTAAAGATAGGAGTCGATAAGTTTTTCCATCGCACTGCGGTCGGTGGTAACCTTGCCTCGAAACATTACAGGGGCACAACCCAAGGCCTCATAGAAGAACTCTTTGAGTTGGGCCGGGGAATTTGGATTAAGGTCTTTGTCCCACACAGCATTGGCCAGGATGTTCAATTTGGCCTGGTAATAGTTGTAGTCCTGCTCAAGTTCCTCTATCTTGGAGTGTACCTTTTGGTGGTCAACGAGGAACCCTCGAAACATCATTTCCAGGGCCACGGCCTGGGAGCTAAACTCCCACTTGTAGATGGTGGCTGTGTTGGTGTTGAACTGTGTTTTAAGTTTTTCCCAGATTTCATAGGTAAGACAACAGTCAAGTCCATTGTATACCCACAGGTTAGTAGCCTCGTCATCTGGCACGAAGCTCTCTGTCTTGAATTTTAACATAGGTCTAGCGACTCCTCTCAGCTTTTAGGTTGTTCAAATTAAAGGACTGGGTGGAAAGTTCCAACTTCTGAAGTTGAAGTCTGAGCTTGTAGTAGGTCAGGGCCTCGGAAGGACTAAGCCCATCCCAACCGTCCCGAGGGAAAGAAAGCTGGAGAGAGGAGTGGCGAAGTAGCCGGGAAAGGAGTTTGGCTTTCTGGGCCCGGGGAACTAGTCCCCATCGGGTAGGCTCTCCAGGACTGGGCACAACAGCCCAACCGAGGAAATGCTTGGACTCAGAAAGGATAACTCTCTTCATTTTAAAACCCTCCAGTTTTCTTTCATAATAATTCCGGCGGGGCAGTTTGTCAAGCCCCTGAGATTAGGTTTTCCGGGATGTGGATTGGTGGAACCTCGGGGCGGATGTTATCCAGGGATGCAAGCCCCTCAAACTTCACTCGTGCCCACCCAACAGGGGTGAAGAGAGAAAGAAACTTCTCTCGGGGAAGATGCTCCAGGCCGAATGGGGTATAGAAATCTACCTCGCGGGAGGAGTTTCTGATGAGGCGGGAAGTCAGGGAATGAAGATAAACCAGCTCCCAATGACTATTAACCCTATGTGCCCATACACTTCCAGGGGAAAAGAACTCACTTTTCCTCTCCGGTTTCAGAAGTTTCGCTATCTGTCTGTCTGCTTGAATTGTATCTCTCACTGAACTCTCCCAGGTTGTCAAGGTGAATCAAACTAGTTATAACCAGCAATACCCAAAATATTGCCAGAAGGAAGTCAATAAAAAGCTCTCCCATTATTTCAGGTCCTTTTCTTCAAATCGCCTCATAAGTTTCCACGAGGCCTCGTTGGTGTAAATACTGCCCATAAAGCCGAGGGACTTGGGAAGTTCCTCATAGAGGCAATGGTGCATTATCATAGTATCGTCTCGAAAGCCGAGGGTCTTGATATTCATAACCCGCCAGAGGTATTGAATATCATACACCCCGTTTTGGAGGACTTTCTCTATGGAGGGGTTCTGACAGATGTCCCGGACAAGTGCCCAGGCAGAAAGCTCATCAAGGAAACTCCAGTAGTTCCAATCCTCTTTGCGACTATCGGTGAAGGGGATTGTGATGGAGAAGGAGGGGGAAATTCCAAACCCTACGCAAGTGATTTGCCCATCCTTGGTTTCTATATCGAGGGTGAGACGGCTCCTTTCATTGAGCAACTTCCTACATTCCACCAAATCCTCTTTCGTCTCTGGAATCCACACTTCCCTCTTCGGGCGGTTAATTTCAGGGAACTCCATCTCCCTCGTGGCCTTGAGAAGGTCAGCCCCGGCGATTACCTTTTGAGAATAGTCCCGGATAATGGTAACTGGATGGTAGGTGGGCAGGACCTTGAGGCCCGGCACAAGGGCGGACTCCATACAAGTTCCCCTGATTGCGGTAAACTTACAAGTGTCCATCAAGGCCCAGGTGGAGAAGGCACCAAGACAGAGGCAGAGGTTCGGCTTGAGCTCCCGGATTCGGGAAAGACAGGCCTCAACCTGAGGGAGTTTGGAGGGGGCCAGGTATTTACCGCTTTTGATATAGCCCCTGGAATAAGGTTTTCCAAAGAGCTCCTGGGATTGACTTTCAGCCTCTTTTTTAGTCAGGCAGAACTCCTCAATCTTTCCACTACCGGGGCGCTGGGTAAGGACAGGAATTATTTCCAGGTCAGAAGACTGGATTCCCACCTGAGAACAAATGTCCCAAAAAATCCTCCCTGTTTCCCCGGAGAGGAGTTTCCCTGTAACAAGGTCAGTCTTGCCGGGGAACTCTGTTACAACTACCAGCTTAGTCATCACACGGCTCCCAGGACAGGGTTCCATTAGAGAGGCTGGAAAGGATGTTCTCCCCTATGCGCTGAGCCTCGGAGGGGGTCAGGTCCACCGGGCCGCTGTCCAGAGTGAGCTCCCCTGTGGCATCCTGAGTCCACTTCACGTTGACCTCTACTGGGGACTCTTTAAAGTCCCCACCTCTCCATACTGTTGTGAAATAACTTCCTTTTTTCATCATAGGTCTATCTCCAAATCAATATCTAGGTTTGTTGAATTTTCGGCAATCTTCTCGTCGTGGAGCCAGGCTTGCGCTTTGCTCGCAATCTCTGGGTCAAGCTCCAATCCCAAGGCCTGTTCCACCCCATAACCCAACGAGGCCATAATTGCCGTGCCACTGCCACACGTCGGGTCGAGGAGACGAGTGTTCCCATCACAGAACGCACTCATCAGTTGCCGCTCCATTGCCAGGGGTTTCTCACTCACGTGGAACTTCTTGGTGCAGGGATGTGGGAAGATGTTTGAGATGTTTTTGACCGCCGGTCTTCTATCACGTACAAACACCAGAGCATATTCACCAACATTCCTCATTCCGCACATCGTGTCAGCTATGATACCCTTATTGTCAGACTTGTACCATATAAAGGGCTGGGCCAGGCATTCAAAACCGATGGACTTGAACTGGGCTTTTGTCCACTCCTGGAAGTTGAGGCTCAGCCAACAGATAATATGACAAGAGGGGGAAAGAAGTTTCTCAGAGTTCCTTACCAGGGCCTCAACTAGCGCTTGGTAAATTTCCGGAGTATCCTCGTAATGGTCAAAATTCTTTGTATTGCCTTGCTCACTTTTCTGATGATTGATACCATAGGGGAAATCCAAGTGCAGGAGGTTGAACTTTGGTCCGCTGTAGGAATCTGCCCAGATGGGGAAGTTTGCACAGATGATTTGGGTGTTTGGGAATAGGTCTGTTGACGGAGTTTGCTCTGAGCTTTGAGATATTCCAGCTGTCGCTGTTTCCAGTTGCGGTAGGTTTCCAGGGACATTCCCATTCGTGCCGCGGACTCCTGTTCCCACTGAGTTAGTTCTTCCTTGTTCTGTTCCATTTTCAGATTCCTCCATCATATCAATAACAAACTGGTCCATATCCGAGCGGATGTTGGAAAGGAGTCGCTCGCTCTCCCGGCGGCAGATAGTGTATGCACTCACCAAGGTGTCTGCCCCTGCAACCTTGGGGTTGTCAATGTTAGCCCAGACTACACGGTTCTTTGAAATGAACCCCTCGGAGAGACCGAGAAACTCTGCCAGCTCGATGTTTGTGGAGAACTTGCGGAGATAGAACAGCTCGTCGATGGCCTTTGCCTTCTCCTGCCAAGTGAGGTCTTTTCTCTTGATGTTCTCCTCGAGTTCTATCACGTGGCGAGTTGAGGGGTCGAGGTTGGTAAAGAGGGTGCACTTGATGGTTGTGGGAAGTTTACCCTCGGCGGCCAGCTGGCTCCAAGCGGTGTATCTTCTCTCCCCGGCGATAAGATAGAACAGGCCATCATCTGGGTCTTGTTCAATAACAACAGGGTTGATTAGGCCAACTTGAAGCAGTGAAACCTTGAGGTCTGTTAAGTCCCCAAGGTCTTTACGTTGGCGCTCTGGGCGAATGTGAATAGAATTAAGTTCAATTTCCATAGGGAGCTCCGGGATAAAAGGGTTGGATTTAGAGAGTAGGGAGGGAGGGCCAAGCATCCCTTTCCACTCCCTACTATTTAGGGGTTAGTCCTGACTCAGGAACTTGCGAACTTCAGGGAATACTGATTCGCCATCCTGGGACTGTCTATGCGACACAATGCCGATTACGTTTCTGCCTGCACACTCAGCCAGCATTTCGGCGTAGGACATATCAGAAGATGTGTCAAAACCGGCTTTGGCTAAAAAGTCCTGAAGACGCCACATAGAATCCTCTGTAAGGTAGAACTGAGTTTTCAACTTTGCCTCGGTCGGGTTCTTTACCTGTGCCCATTCTTCCGGGTCTACGTCATCACGAGGGGACAGAACCTTGAGCGCAAATTCTACATACGGAGTTTGTTTCTGCTGGCTGGTGCCTGTAGTGTAACCAGTGATGACCATATCATAGGCGCCTACCGGCAGAGGTTTCGGACGTTCGGTTTCAGATACTTTTTTGTCAAGCAGGTGCATAAAGTTTGTCATAGATTTTTCCTTTCAGAAGAGTTAAGTTAAAATTAAAACTAAATAAAAAGTTTGTCTAGTTGTTTTCGAGGTGCCCCAGCAAAAGTCAACAGTCAAGAGTCAAAACTCAAAATTTGACTTGAAGGGGCATTGGAGTAGGCGGACAGGGACTTCGGAGGAATGGAGGAGAAAAACAAGTCCCTGTCCAAAAGATGCTAGGCCACAGACGCTAGGCCTTAACATCTTTAAAGTAGCTAGCCAAGCCATCTGCCTGAGGGTAGATGTCTTTGACCTTTCCTGGGTTCGGACTTTTCAGTCCCATCAGCGGCGTGGCCTTGGTGAAGAGCACCCGCTTAGAACCCTGGAATCCTGCGCAGAGCATATGATTGAAATACCTGCCAACTTTGGGAGGGAGCTTGGAGCCAAGGGTGTTTATCTGCGCCTTGACTAAGCCCGTGCCCTCGTCCTGGATATATTTAATATGGCTGTTAATTACCACATTACACTGGACGTCGGTGGAGTAGAGGATTGAAAGAACATCCTCGATGAGGGACATTGCCAGGCCCCACTCTTGAATTTCTGGCTGTTTGCCTGTGTGGCCATTTCCTGCAAGGACGTGCTCCAGTGCTGCGTCGGACATAAACGTCAGGGAGTCAATCACGATGATGTCCTCGAGGGAAGTGTATTTCTGACTCCACTCGGTGAGAAGTGCCAGGCCTTTGGAAAATCCCTTGGGAGTGCCTTGGATGAGGACTGTCCCGTTGACCGCCTTCTTTTTCTCTGTGAGGGTTTCATACTCAATATTCTTCAGCTTGTCCGGGTCAACAGAGGTGGACAGGATGTCCAGCCCGTTGTCGTAGTCCAAGATATGAAGTCTATACCCTGCATTGGCAAGGCTCGCCAGGGCACCTGTTTTCCCTGTGCCGGTGTCACCCATTAAAAGGAGCTTAATTGGTTTCTCTGTTTTGTAGGTTTCTAATGTAGGCATTTACGCTCTCCTAAATTTATAACATCACTGTCTTTAAAATCAAAATTGTCTAGGGCCTGGATGGCCTCCTCGGGAAGCCCCTTACAGACTTCCTCCCGAAAATCTGGAACTGAACGGAACAGATACAGGGCTGTTGCATACTCTGGGAGATTGCCTTCACCAGTGCACTTTACGGAGGTTACCACTGCTGGGTTGTTTGGAAGTTTCTCAAACTTGAAAGATATTACTACAGACATCTTACTATCTCCCTACCTAGGATGAACATTATGAAAAAGGCTAACCAGAAAATCCAATCGCGAGTCATTTATTCTCCTCCTCTAATTTGTGTGGGGTCCCAGACTCTCTTCGTGAAGTCTTCCTTGAGAATCTGTGCTCGAAGTCCTCGAGGTGCTGTGCAAACAGACTTGAATAGGCACCCAGAGTATTTGTTGCAACTCTTATCGTTTTGAGGCCATTGGCCCTTGGTGGCAAAGAACTCAGCCAGGGTAAGCCAAAGGCGTTGCTCCTCTAGCCATTCATTGCAATACTCCTTGGAGCGCAGGGTCATCTGCCTTGCGAACTCCCCGGTCTTGACATTGATAGCATCTACTATCACACCATTAAGAGGGGTTGAATAACAAACCTCCCCGGCGATGGTGTAGAGGGTCATCTGCGTGTCCGGATTGTATTGGGAAAAGTAATGGTCTGTTAGGGGCATCCCAGTTGTCTTGTGGTCGAGCACGAAAACTCCCAGGCCAAACTTGGATTCCACGAGGCGGTCTATATGACCTGCAAAGGAGAACACCTCACCGGAACTAGATTTCAGGTCGGATTCAAACTGGAAGTGAAGTTCCACACCCAGAGTGCCATCCCCGAATCTCTTGGTGGCCTGTGGGTCATTTTGATAGTTGTCCAGATAGGCCAGGGTGAGTGCCACGAGGGACTTGGAATTTCTCAGTGGGTCCTCGTAGGAATCAATGTTCTGGCGGAGTGGATGTTTCATAAGCTGCTCCACAGTGGCCAGAACATTGGACTCAAAATCCATACCCTTGTCCTGCCGGCGGTAAAAGCTCTCAAGCCCCTCGTGCAGGGCAATCCCGAAGTCCAGCGCAAGGGCAGTCTTCTTTGTGGTGTAGCCACGGATGACCTGGTAGTAGTATTTCCGAGGACACTCCTTGAAAGTCCCCAGGGAGGTAGCATCCCACACCAACTGTAGGTAGGGGTTGGTCTGGGAGAAGGCCTTATTCACAGGAACCTCCCCTTGGGATTCAACCTCTTGCTGCTCATTCTCCTGCATCCATTTTCTCCTTGAGCTTGAGGAAGAAATCCAAGGCCAAACGCTCACCCTCTTCAGGTTTTATCTCTGGACCCCATTCGGTCCGAGTTGTCTTAGCGAGGAAATCCTCCACAAAATCCTGAACCAGGCTAATATACTTGCCTTTCAGGTTCTCCACTTGGGATTCACGTTCCAGGTCCTTCTCCACTTGTTTCTTGGCCTTTTCATATCCAACCCACTGCTCCACGCCAAGGTCTTTCAGAGCCTTAAACATTCTTTTCTGCCATTCGTCATAGGACACTGTCCTGTTGTTTACTTTGGTCATTCTGTTTTCTCCTTTTCTAGAGTTTTAAATCCGCCAAGAGGGCTTGCATTTCTGCTTTCTCGAGGACTTTCTTCCCACCCCTCGACGCAGCGGCCTTCTTCTCTTTCTTGAGCCAGGTTCCTCTATTCGCCCGGAGGCGCTCCACAATCTTCACCAGGTCTTCCTGGGTCAAGAACTGCGGGTCTTTATTAAACAGTCGGTCAACGGATTCCTTATCCGCCTCGGCTATGGGATTTTCTTCCTGGTTTACATTATCTACCATCCTGGTCTCCTTTTTCAATAGATAGGTTTCTCTGCACTCTTTCCTCCAAGTTTTTCTGTTCTATCATTTTTCCGACCCAGCGCTCTATCATCCCCCGAATGACTACTGCCGGCTCAGCTTTGCTAAGCTTGTTCATCATAACGTGAGTTTCAGGGCGGAGTCTAATCGTAAGTTTCTTCCACTCTTGAGCCATCCTGGGCCTCCGTTTCTTTGAAAATTAAAAATTCCCCCGGGGTAGCTGTAGTGAGGAGGGAAAGACATTCAAACTGTGGATTTCCTTTCCGAACCTGATAGAAAAGTCTTTTGAACTTTTGGTCATTCCCTACCCAAATGCGGACACCCCAGGGATGTTGGAGGGCAGTGGCAAGGCAAGATTCAACAAGGAGAATCTGGGACTTGATTCCACTGCCCGACATTTATTAGGCCTCCAAATCCAAGCTTGCGGCACGGATTTCAATAACCTGAATAGCACGATTGTAGAGAGCATCGTAGTTATTCTGGATGATACTGTCAACCATTTCGCCATACTGTTCTTTTGTAAGTTTAGCCTTAGACATACCTTTCGAGGCCAGTTTCTTACCCAGGGCATCTTCTGCAATACGACGGATTTCCTTTTGAACCGGGTCAGAGGTGGAGATACTTCTAATCCCGAACTCGTAACCAGCAACGTATTTGTCGATGATTTCCTGGCTTACTTCCTCTCCTTTTTTAATTTTCGGAGCAATGTTGTTGCGGACGTTTTCAGACAGAACCTGATTCATAACAGCGGCTTCGTTGTCCGTCAAGACGTGGCCTGCAGCGAACGGCTGAGGACAAGTGAACGCTTTGTCTGCAATCGTGAAATTCTTTCTCGGTGTTTCGGCTGTAAAGTTTACCATAGTTTTATCCTTTCAGTGGTAATGAGTTGATGAGGTGGGAGGGAAGGAGGCAAGACGCCTGTGAAATGGGCTTTTGCTTGGACTTCCCGCCCGATTACAAAAACAATATAATGTTAAAAACCCGGCTTGTCAATATAAATGTGCTGTTCTGGCACAAATATTTTTGACGGCGCGGGAGATGGCTCAGGCTCCAAGAAAATCAACTCTGATTTGCTGGGCGGTGGGTGGAAACTGAGCCGTCTCACTTCCATTGGAAAGCCCCTTACTTAGAGCTCTTCCACAATAAAGGCCTGGTCGGATGCCCCGCTAGGGAGAACATACAACCAGCTCCCTGGACATTGCGAGGGAAAGCCTCCCTTTTCCAAGAGAGTCTTGGCCTCTCCCTGGGTGGACAGAAGTCCTGACTTGATAACAATGGCCAGGTCATCATAGGGCGTGGAATTGTAGCTCGGGTCGGTTGGGGCATAGACCTTGTTGTTCTTTTTCCTGTCCTCGGTTTTGACAGCATTCATTCTGTTCCGCATAGAGATTGCCTCCTCCTGGGTGAGGAAGAATATCCTCACCCCGTTGGGACTGGCCAGGGCACGTTCCAGAAGGTCTCTGGGTGCTACCCGATTAGTTTTATTTTCCATTTAGTATCCTCCATTTTGAATGATAGAATTGTCCGGAACTTTTCTACCCTTCTCGTATTCCTCAATCAGGTCTTTCAACTTGGACTCCTGTTCTTGACTTCCCGAGGAAGGTTCCCTCAAAAAGTCTGCCATACAGGCGAAATACCCTATCCCATCCACTACAGAGTCCTCGCGGGTCGGGGTCTTTTTCAGGCGGGCGAGTTTGAGTAGTATCATACACCCGGCCACCTGGAGAGGACTAACCTCCACCCCGAGGAAAACCGACCAGAACTTCGCAATAGTGGTGAAGGACTCCTCCGGCCCTCCATAGCGGGTGTTCCTGTCCTGATTGACAATTCTCTCTGCCTTTTCAATTAAGATGGTTCTATCCATAGCACTCATAAATTTCTCTCCTTTCATTTACATTGCATCTTGACCATCGCCCATTGCAGACGGTCTTCTCTTTCCTCCGGGGTCTCGTCGTGGAGGTTCTGACTGAGAACCTCCCAATCATTCCACGCTCCTCGGAGCTGGTCTTTGCCAGGCTTGAGCCAGCAGAACCTTCCAGGCCAACATACCCCAAAGCGGAAGTTCGCCCAATCCTCCGGGTCGGATTCCTCTTGGAGATTGTAGCTCATATCGGACACGATTTGGAAAATACTGGGTTTCCACTGAAAACTTCTAGTGAGGTTGTGCTTGAGCTCCGTGGCCTGGCGAGTATCTGGACAATGAAACAGCATCTGGGTTTCATAGTGTTTCCTCTCCCAGATAGTAGTGAGGCGATGGGGCTCCCAGGGATTTGCCCCAACGAGAACCCAAAAGCCATCAGTCTCCGCTACAATCTTTGCGAGGACGTCCTTGGAGCACACCCACCAGGAATTGAGCTTTGGCACTGGACTTGTGCGTGGAGGCTCCTGGTTGAGGTGCTGAAAGATTCTATATTTAACCTCCCTGTTCCCCTCCTTCCAGTAGAAGTTCCAATCCTGAAAAGTCTTGGCATTTGGGTCTATCTCATACTTCGTATAGTGCTTGACTTCAATTTTCTCTGTCATCCTGCTCCTCCTCTCTATCCCAGTAGGGGCGCTCACATAGATACACGGGATGCCGTGGTCTGTCTTTTGCCCCGGTAGGGAAATACTTATATGTTATCACCTTGCCCAGGAGGGTCTGGTTCCTGAGCTCCTGAATCTTATCATCCTCGGTCAGGCCATCAAAGGTGCCGATGTAGAAGACCCTTCCTTTAAAGGGGCCATTGAGTCCTTGAACTTTTACCCTCCCGAGGATGTTAGTTTCTAAAAGTCCTTCCTTTGCAGAGCTCCTCTCGGCATACCCCAGTGGGCTAGTTTCCTGTGGATTCTCATTGTGCATCCGAGGGAGGAGTTCCAGCACCCTTGCCTCCGCCGTGGCGAAGCGCTTGAGCTTGAGCATTATCTGGTCGCGAAGAGTTCCCCGGCCGTGCTTGTAAAGGGCACTTGGCTTGCGCACCACAACACCCTCGAACCCACCCGCAAGACAGGCGTTCTCGAAATCCAAGAGCTGGGATTTGTTTTCCAGCCAGACCTGGGCTACATACTCCAGGCCAGGGATTTTTTCCAGATGGGAGTAAAGTTCCCACCGGTTTAAGAAGGGTAGCCCATCGTTAAGGAGGTCATAGACCAGGAAGCCTACCGGACCTGTGTAGTCTAGCCTCCGAAGCTTTCCTCCCCCGGTATTGAAACTCTCCCCGGGAACTACCAGCTCCCCATCCAGGTCAGGGAGGTTGGCCTCCTTCATCCTCTTTCCCAGCGCCTGCACTGCAGGACAGGGATGGAGCTTTCCACTCCTCGCATAGATTTTCCCTTTCCAGAATAGCCCACGGTAGCCATCTATCTTGGGACTCCCGAGCAGGGGAAACTGCAACCCATCGAGGTCTTTGTCTTCCAGCGCTGTGGCTAGCATTGGGCGGGGGACTCCCACATCTGGGAGGGTTTCCTCCCTCAATCTATCCAGCATCTCATCTATCTTTTCTATCATTCTATCTCCTTAAAAAGTTCCAGGTTATTTAACAACGTGTTCTGGGTTTGGCCCAGCAGTATCTTGCTCGCGTGCCGATATTGGGCAAGCTTATTCAGCAGGTTCTCCACCGAGCCCAGGTCTTTATACCCTTGGAGGGGGAGAAGTTCCCCCTCAATGGTTGTCCAAAAGAGTTGGTCTGCCTGTGCCAGGTAAAGAGTGCCTTGCCTATCCTGCACGACGTGCATTTTGGCCTGGACAAACTTAACCCCAGGATTTGTATGGCTCATATCAGTTCTCCTTTCATCTTTCAATTTTATTTTAGCTGGGAAAGCCTGTCTTGTCAAGCGGATTCCCCGGAGTAATCCCAACCGAAAGCACCAGGGGTAAATTCAAATTCTCTGTTGGTGAGCTGGGCCCTCTGCCCTGAGGGTGCCCGCCAATCCTCACGTTCCTTTTTCCAGGCACTTTCCGCAATCCAAGTAAACTGCTTTTGTGCCCGGGTAACAGCAACGTAGTGGAGGTTTCTCTCCTCTTTTCTTTGCCAGGGCTGGTTAGCCTTGTCCGTCCACTGAAGGCCATACACCCTGGGCCATTCCCTTCCCTTGGCCTTGTGGATGGTGGAGAGAACCCAGGCTCCCGGAGCAGGGGTGTCGGTGAAACTCTCTGAGATGAGCCTTTCCGCAGCCTGACGACTTCGACCCTCGGAAAGGAACAGCGCCAGACATTCTGCATAGTCTTTGAGCTCTCCACTTTTGTGAGGGTAGCTCTCAAGCATCTTGTCCAGCCACTGAGAGAGGGACTTGAGAAGGAAGGTGAGGTTACTTCCCTTGAGCTGGGAAAGAATCTCCTCCAGGGTTTTCACAAATGACTTCCCCTGAATAAAACCCTGCACCCCGGAATGGCGGAGTTGGAGTGCCAGGGAGACTAGCTCTGAGTTCCTCCTGCCAAGTATCACCGCTGGGTTTTCCTTTTTAAAGTCCGGGAGCCAGGTCAGGGTTTGGACTGGCCCCTCACTGGGATTGTCCGTCCTAATGTCTGGCACCCACTTGTTGGCCTCCTGGATTATCTCTTTCGAGCACCGCCAGCAGTTCGTGAGTGGGAGCTCGGGGAGTCCGAGGGACTGGATAATATCTTCCTGCGCGCCTCGCCAGGAATAGATACATTGAAACGGGTCGCCCACGAACCACTTTTTGCTGGGACTTTTGGCGAGGAGGGCTAGGTTCAGGGGACTTAGGTCTTGGGCCTCATCCACAATAAGCCGTTCGGCTGACCACACAGGGAGTCTGAGGAGCACTGGGAGATAGACCATATCATCAAAGTCTATCTGACCATCCTCTATTGCCTGGCGCGTGGACTCCTTGAGGACTTCCGCCGCAATCTCCTCCTTTGCATTGAAGAGCTCGAAGTGTGCCTTGAGGTCTGCCCAGGCTTCCCAGGTTGCGGGAACGAGTGGTCTGAGTTTCCAAGGGCCGAGCTGTCCCTCGTAGCCCAGACCCCAGTTCTTCGCACAGCTCACCAGATGGAATGTGTCTGAGAAAACTTCTCTCTTCCGGAGCTTACTCCCGTGGGTTTTGAGGATTTCAAACACCTTTCCCATCTCGAGGTCGAGTCCTGGTAGGGCTTCCCGGAGGGACTTGAAACCCAGTCCGTGGAGGGTCATCACCTGGACATCAAGGCCCAGGGCTTTCTGGAGGTCTTGCTGGTTGGCCTTATTGAAGGCTACTGCACAAACCGCCTGAGGATTGTCCCGACCCTGGGCTTTGAGCATCTTGCGGAGGGATTGCACAGCCCATTTGATTGTGGTGGTCTTGCCTGTGCCCGCCCGGGCGGAGAGGAAACAGGGCTTGCCATCCAAGAGGGTTTGAATAAAGGCTTGTTGCTCCGGGGTTGCCTGGGGAGGGAAGGCTGTGAGGTTTTGATTTGACTGTTCTTGGAGGTTCATTCTTTGGTCTCCTGGTAAAAGGGATTTTCATAGGCTACATTCTTTTCCAGCGTGGAAAGGAACTTCTTAAGAAGGACTGGGGTTGCCGGGCCATCTAACCACCGGACGAAGGGCACCGAATAGCATTGCCCGCAGGAACCTGTGAAGATAGGCTCTGTAATAAGGGCAATGGAGGGTTCGCAACTCAGAAGATGGTCTTTGCAAAGCAGAGGCACACCAAGCAGGGTTTCCCTGCAAGAGGTAGGTTGCTCTAGCAGGAGTCCATAGTTCTCCTTGACTATCTTCTTGAACATTGTTTTTTGAGGGGCGTTGAGTTTTCTCACCGGGGCGAGAAACTCCCAGTCCATTTTCTCCAGCATCTCCTTGGAGTCCGGCACCCACCACTGGTTGCGAAGGGGTTCACGTCTTCTGGGGTTGTTTGTTAAGTTGTCTATCATTTTCATTTCCTTTCAGAGTTAGGGTTGGGTTGTTGACTGGGGACTGAGGGCTTGGGACTTTTGACTGGATGGGGTCTCGGTGGATGGCTGTTGGGAACCTTCCTCCTCCTACTAAATTTTATCTTCAGCGGCCAGTCATCTTCCAGAAAGTAGAAGTGCACAAGGCCAGGCTCCTTTCTTCTCCCCGAGAGCAGGACGATTTTATCCTCCAGTTCTTCCATCAGATTCCTCAGCCTCTTGATTTCATTTTCCACGAGTTTCTTCGCCAGGTAGGCCCTGTTTTTGTTCCCCTTTTTGAGGGGTTCCACCAAGGTGTTGAGAAAGCTCCCACTGGAGATTATCCATTCCCTGTCTGGGCCGTGGCCCTTGAGACCTTGGAAACAGATATTTCCTATCCGGATGTCTTCACCTCCAGTCTTGGTCTTCCTGGTGAGGAAGATGTTCTGCAGGATACATTTGCCATCTAGGATTTTTTCCTTTCCCAGATATATCCTCGGGCGGAGGGTAGGTTCTTGGGGTCTGGTCATCTGGACCTCCTCAGGGATTTGATTTGGAGAATCTGCTCTTTGGAAAGTTCCTCCCTCACGTGGGTTTCCAACATTTCCTGGGCGTGAAGATTCCTGACCTGGGCTATACGGAGGTAGGCTAGGTCTAGCTTGGTGAGGTTCTTCTGCCTGGGAACCTTGTAACCCAGGGCCTGGTAGTGTTCCTCGGTCTCTCCTGGCGCGAGCCCTCGGGTGGTCTGCCGTGCACCCTCGAGGAGTGTAATCACTGCGGGAGTGTGGTTGGTGGCTGGGGATATTACACAGTATCTGTGGTTGGGGTTCTCTAGCCAGGTGGTTAACCTATGCAGGGTTCGGTTGTATTCAGCGTCTGTCATATCTTGGGTTCCTTTCTTTTAAAATACTAAACTTTCTACTCTTGACTTGGGACTTGGGACTGGGGCGGCTAGAAAATCCAGAGCACCTCTTCCCAGTCCGGATTGAGGAGCATTTCCACCATCTCCCTCTGTAACCTGCGATAGATTTGGGAGTCTATCTTCCCCTGGGTCATCTCACCCAGCTTTATCTTGTGGCCATCAGAATACTCCCCGACAATAAAGATGAGCACCGACTCAGGGAGGGAGAGGAGGGTCTTGGAGGGGGAGATTCCCTCTTCCTGGAGTTCTTCTTCCCAGTCCGCCACAAGAATATTATAGGCACTTTGGGTGTCCCCTTGGAGGAAGCCCTCCGGGGAGATGTGCTCAACCTCGAGCAAGGGGACAGGGTTGTTCTCCTGGGATTGAACCCTCAAAAAGAACTGCTCCACATAGCGGTAGCTGGCCTTCCAACTGGGGTCGTAGTCGAGGGACTGGGAAGGGGAGGTGAGCCCTATACGGAAAAAGGTGAGGGTCTCAAGGATTGGATTCTGGGCTGTGGACTTGGGATTTGTGCCTTGAGGGGCTCTGTGAAGGTGCTTGAGGAGAAGGTTCTCCCCCTGGAAATAAAGTTTCTTATCTACTTGATTTGTCATCTGGATTCCTTTCAGTTCGTTCTAGTGTTTCTTTTTTGATATTCTTGACTCTTGACTCTTGCCCTGGGCTGGCTACTTGAGTCTGGTCTGGGAAATCTCCGCCAGGAGCTGGTCTATTGACTGGGTGCGGACGGGAGTGGGATTGGGGACTTGGGGTTTCCCGGGGAAACGGGACGGCTCAGCCCTTTGCTCTTGAATCCTGCTGGGAACTTGTGCCTGGGGCTTTGGCAACTCTGCAAGCTCCTGCCCTATCTCCTCCACCAGCCCTCGCCTGAGTTCCACAATCTGCTGGGCTTTCTTCCGGAGCACCTCATCTTTGGCCTGAGGATATTTCCTTTTAAACCTCTTATACTCCTCCCTGAAGAGGTCCATCTCCCTGAGCTTTTCCTTGGGCTGAGGACTTTCGGCTGTGTCTTTCCAGACCTGCACAGACTCTTTCCTCTTCTTAAAAAGTTCCCGTGCTCGAGCCTGGCGTTGGAGTTCGTCCTCCCGTGCCCACTCAGAGGAGAAGCGTGTCGGGCGGTAGGGACTTGGCATCGGCTTTTCTGCGGCGAGGTTTTGCAGCCAGGAATACAAATCCTCCGGGCTCTGAAATGCAGGTTCAAAGCCCTCCACTTGTAGGGCTCCGGATTCTAGCACAGTGATGTTCAGCGTGAATGTTGTTTGGATATAGGTTTTCATTTTAAGTTCCTCTCAATTATATTGTAAATATTCTATTTAATACTCCTGCCTTGGGACTCTTGCCTTGGGCCTTGGGACTTCCTAGGGCCCGACGTTTATAAACCCTGACTCAAACGCCCCATAGCTCAGCCTTGTCGCCCGTTGACAGCCCTCTTTCCTGAGCACCACCTCCCGACTGTTGACTTCGTCCAGGCGATACAACAGCCCGTTTCTCTTGGACTTGAACCTTGGGCGCCGACTGGGGAGCCAGGTGTTGACTTTCTCCCACTGGATTGGCCAGGTTCTTTTCTTGACATTGATTAGACTATCTGACATAATTCATCTCCCTCTGTTGATAGTTAGGTAATAATTGTTTTCCCTCCAGGATTTGTTTTACTCTTGCCTTGGGACTTTTGACTCTGGCCTAGAGCTCCTGGCCATCTACTCTTATCCAGGTGTCCGTCCAGTCAATCTCTCCGTGCCAATTCTGACCTGCCCTCACCAGGGAGATAACCATACTTGGTCTTATCCGGGTGCTCCAACCAGCAGCCTTACTTCCTTGGGCGCAAAACCAGACATCTATTTGGATTATCCACTTCTGGTTTGATTTTCCGAGGCCTAGGCTCTCCTCCGTCCACCTGCCGTGCCAATCACTGGCGAGGGGCATCTTTCTCCGTTCCTCAGCCCAGACCCTTCCTTGGAGTTCTTCAAACATTCTCTGGAGTCGTGCCTCTAGGTAGTGCGGCCAGGCCCTCTGGTGTTTGAAGAGGAGTGTCCTGCCGTGGGAGGGGTCGAGGAGCTCTGTTCTATGGGGGAAGTGTGTTTTCTTCTGCTTGTTTCTGTCCAGCGTGGACTGTGATTTTCCTACTGTCATCTTTAAGTTCCTTTCAGTGTTGATTGTGCGTGTTTATTTGACTGGTGCCTTGGGACTATTGACTAGCCACTTGGCTATTTGGCGGTTCTGGCGCCATCTCCGGCAGGGAGCTTTGTTGCCCCATTCCGTCTGGCAACTTTGGGCTTTGGCCTCTTGATTCCAGGGGAGGTGCTCCTCGCTGAATCCACTTCCCCAGACTATCACTGCCCAGGCTCCGTAGGCTATTCCCAGCGCTGTCGCGAGGAGGGTGCCTAGAGTTGGGATTTTATTACTGGTGTTCTGAGTCATTCTGCACCTCCTCCACCTCTAGAAAAAAGACCCTGCCCGCACCTTGTTCTTGTAACAGAACTTTTGTCCATATAGCCTGGTCGACCTGCGTGTAGATTAGAAAGAACTTCCTCCCGGAAATGAACACCTCGTCTTGCTCGGTTGTTCCTCTTGCCTCTTTCGGCAGAGAGGTTATGAAGTGGAGTCCTTTCTCCTTTTGGCGAGATGCCCAGTAGGAAAGTATATTTTTTATCTGGTGTTCAACCTTGTCTTGTCTGCTCATCGTGTCTGTTCCTTTCATCTTTCAAGTTCTGCTTTTAATATAATACCAAAATGCCTCCTTGTCAATGGGATTCTGCCCGCCTGGGTGGTCTTCCGGGAGAGGGTGGTTTCCCCGGGGCTGGGAGGACGGGTCAGTGCTTACTCCCCAGAACTGCCCAAAACAACTATTACTCCCGAATACTCGTATGAACAGAAAACCCCCGTGTGTGGTGGGTATACCTTCTAGAACGTATGTAAAAAAAAAAAAAAAAAAAAAAAAAAAAAAAAAAAAAAAAAAAAAAAAAAAA